CAGTCCCGCCGGTCAACGTGGATGTGCCAAGCGTCTCGCAGTCAGGCGCCACGCTGCTCTGCACCATGGGCACCTGGGACGGCGAGCCGACAGCTTACGCTTACCAGTGGCAGTTCGACGGCGCGGATGTGGCGAGCGATGGCGAAACGTGCCCGGTCGTGACGGCGGACGCGGGTAAAATGGCTACCTGTGTCGTGTCGGCGACCAACGCCGCCGGAACGACGGCGGCACCGCCCTCGGTGGGTGTGACGATTACCGACCCTGGCGCGGCGGGCACGCGCCGAGGGAAGTAGTGTGACCGTTCCCGTCTCCCAACTCGCCCAGCAGGCCCTCCGTTTGCTGGGCGTTCGGGTCGTTCCACTCGATGACAGCCCAACGCTGACGGAGATGGTCCCCGTCGCCACTATCGCGACGATGGCCTTGGTCGAGTTGGGCGTCATCGCCTCCGACGAAACGCCCATCCCCTCTGATCAGGCGTTGGCGCTCGACAAGGTTGCCAGCGTTCACGCGGCGCTCGATGCGCAAGGCGTCATCTGGTGGGACGGGACCGCCGTGCCTCGGGCGTTCGTGGAGGAGTTCGTGAAACTCACGGCGGGGCAGATGGCGACCAGCTTCGGCAAGGCGTCCGACCCGGCGGCGCTCGCGTTGCTGGAGGCGCGCGTTCGCAAGGGCGCCATGGTGCTGTCGGCGGACGACAACGCCGTGCAGGCGGTGATGGACGTTCACAACGATCTGGCGATGCGCGGGATAGCGCGATGGTCCTCGGCTGATATCCCAGACGCCGTTGGTAATTCCTACGTCGTTCTCGCCGCCGATGCGCTCGCGCCGCTGTTCGAGCGGAAGACCGATCCGAAAGACGCGGCTCTGGCGATGGTCGCCATCTTTCGTTACGTGGCGCTACCGACGAGCGGCGAGCGCGTAGTCGTGGAGTATTTTTGAGATGGCATACATCCCGTATCACATCAGGTTCAGCGATTACGCCCCTACCAGCACCGGCCTGCCGAACCAGCCTGCTTACGTCCTACCGATCGCCAGCACGGTGACGTTGGGCGGCATCAAGGTGGACGGCGTTACCACCACGACCTCCCCGGTGACGGGGCTGCTGACCGTCATCGCGCGCCTGGGGTGATATGACCGGGATCGAAGCACTCAGCGGCGTTAGCGAAAAGCTGGTCAAGGCACTGCCTCCCGCCATGGCGACACTTGTCGTTCTCAACATCCTGTTCCTGGCCGTTGCCATCTACAACACTCGTGCGCGCAACGAAGTGCTTACGAAAATTATAGACAGATGTTTGGAGATGCCGCCGCGATGACGCAGTTCGCCCTCACCCTGCCGCTCGATCGCGTCTCGCCCATCCGCGTTCCGCTCCGCGACCTCGTGCTCGGCGGCACCGATAGCCTCACGCTGCTGATCTCCATCGTGGACCGCGACAGCCCCGACGCGCTGCCCATCGAACTGTCGGGCGGCCTCGGCGGTCCCACCGTCTCAATGTTCGTCTGGCCCGACCACCGGGGCGGCTACGGGCCGCACTTCGGCGGGTGGGGCTCTGGCGATGACTACGGCTGGGGCGGCTGGCACAATGGCGGCGTCGCGGGGCCTGGAACGTGCCTGTGGTCCGCGACCGGCGTCATCCTCGACATGACCACCGGGACGTTTCGCATCCACGTTCCGCCCGGCACGATGGGCTGCTGGCCGCGTCGGTGCCGCTGGGCGATCTATCTGGATGCTGATGGTGGGGGCGAGGCGGAACTGCTGTCCGAGGGACACATCCACGTCCGACCGATGGTCTCGCGCGCCGCCGCGCCACTCATCATGCTGACCGACCCGAACCCGGCGACGCTGACCGACCCCGGCGAAGCCATCTTCCTGACGGGATTACCGATACCATGAGCGTCACGACAGGCACATTTCCGGGCGTCCGCATCGTGGATATGCCAGATTTGGGGGCCGTCTCCGATACCTCGTCCGTCGTTGGCGAGCGAGCCGGATCGGGTCGTTTCAGTGCGCTCGCGCTCGCCAACTACGCGACCAACACGGTCAGGCGTTGGGGTGCGACAGGCGACGGCACGACCGACGACACAGCCGCGATTCAGGCGGCGGTTAACGCGGCGGCTCCGCGCGGCACGATCATTTTTCCCACCGGCACGTATCGCACCACGGTCTCGATCAGCGTTCCGCCCGGCGTCTCGATCGTCGGTGCCGGTCCCGCGTCCATCATCGCGCCCGCCACGGCGGGACAGTCGGCGTTCGACCTCATCAACTCAGTCATCACCAACGAAGACGCCGTTATTCAGAGTATCCAAATCGCACCGACCGCCGATAACTGCACCGGCATTCGCGCCGTGTTTTGCCGTTATCTGACCGTGCGAAACATCGCGTTCACCGGCTGTCACGCCAACTCAATCGACTTCGACCGTTGCCAGTATTACACGATCGCCGAGTGTTGGGTGCGCTCCAGCATGGCGTTTCCCGGCGGCACGGTGTTGTGCCAGTCGAGCGTTTGGAACAGCGTTTCGGGCGGTTTCCTGGGCGGTAGCGGCACCATCGATCGTATCCGCTTTACTCCCCTGAACGATGGCTCACCGTATGGTATTTCCGAGCCGTGCGTTCAGCTTATTTCGCAGCCAGGAACCCACATAACCGGTTGTTCCCTGGCGTGGGGCGCCTGGGGTTTTGGCCCGATCGACTTCATCGTTTTGCATAATCAGTGCCAGGGCAACGTGATTTCGGGAAATGAGGCGCTTGGCGTCCGCAATGGCATCACGCTTGATCCGGGGACGATGGCGAACCGCGTGATGCCCTCATACATCACGATCATAGACAACGTGATCGACAGCTTCGGTGGTGATGCCATTGCCGTGCTGGCAACCACCGCCCTGCCGACAACCTCCATAATCGTCAACGATAATCAACTAACCCAGCCGCAGGCGATGATTACCACCGTCGCCGTCGCCACCGCCGGGTCCGGTTACGCCGTGGGTAATTTTCTGTTCGGCCCGGCGGTGCCGGTATCTCAGGAAGGCGCACCAGCCGTTTTGAAGGTCGTATCGGTCGGCGGCGGTGGCGCCATAACCGGCGTCGAGATTTACAACGCGGGGCTGACACAGACGCCTCCGACAAACCCCGTGGCGTTCACGGGCGGCTCCGGCTCGGGTGCGCAGTTCAATCTAACTTATACTCAGGTCGGATCGTGTGTGTTCTTGCAGCACGCGGCCAACAGCACGGCGACGGGGAACGTGTTGCTGTCCTATGGTGAAATGGCCGGTTATGGCGTGGCGCTGGTCAGCGTGACGGATACGACGATCACGGACAATCACATCACAAAATTGCAGAACGGTGTTTATTGCGCCGACGCCTCGTGTGGGAATCTGTTGGTGGGGCATAATTTCGTGGACGCCGGCCTGGACTTTGGCGGCTCGGTTCCGCTCACCTCGATCTTCCAGGACAACATCGGCGTCCCGTGGGTAACATCGACGCCAGCCATGCCAGCGTCCGGTGTGACCGTCACCAACACCACGCCGTATCTGCAACAGGTCATCATCTCCGGCGGCACCGTGACGGCCGTTAACTACCTCGGGACGCCCATCGTGACCAACACGGCCGGACAGGCGGTTATCCTGACGATGCAGCGGCAACATACGATCTCGATTACCTACTCGGCGGCGCCGGGGTGGGTTTGGATACCGATGTCGTGAGCGACACACTCGACACGCTTCAGAAGGCGCTCGCTTCACCGAAGGGGATGCAGCGGATTCCGTTTCCCACTGAGATTTACGAGCATCCGTCGCTGCCGCTGTCCGCCAAGAAGTTGCTAAATCTCATGGTTGAGCAGGCGCCGAAGGACAGTCGCACCGAGACGCCGCTGGTCTCGACGCCTGGATTGCTGCCGTTCGTCAGTGTGGGAACCGGCCCGATCCTGGCGATGAATGACGAGATGCCCGGCATGATTTACGTCGTGAGCGGCACGAAGTTCTACCGCGTCACGTTCACCACCGGCACGTCGCGGACGGAAGCCACGCCGCTCGCGACGCCCGTCGTGACACTGCTTGGCGATGTCGGCACGGCCGATGCGGGCACATCACCTTGGAACAGTTTCGTGACCATCGCCGCGGGGCCAACGGCGGCCGTGGTCTGCGTCCCCCCGCGCGCCTATACCTGCACACACACGGGATTGCCGAACGAAATCACCGACCCGGACTGGCCCGGCGCGACGTCGGTTTGTTACGTTGACGGATACTTCGCGTTTAGTTCGCTGGGCGATACCGCGCAATGGTTCATATCGCGGTTGCTTGACCCATTGAGTTTCGATGCACTGGATTTTGTGTTCTCCGATGCGATGCCTAACGTCATTCGCCGGGTTGTTTCTCATCGGGAACAGGTCTGGACGATCGGCGAAAACGGCTTCGAGGTCTGGTACAACGCCGGGTCGAGCGGACTGGAAACGACGCCGGGCGTCTCGTTTTTTCCGTTCCGGCGCATGGCGGGCGGCGTGGTTCCGATCGGCACCGGCTCGCCGCTGTCAGTCTGTAAGGCGGATCAGTCGGTGTTCTGGGTGGGGATCGACGGCATCGCCTACCGCAGCAACGGCTACACACCGAAACGGATATCCACGCACGCGATCGAAGCCATCATCGCGGGGAACTCCGTTAGCCTGGACGCGGTGACGCACGCTTACCGTGGACACTGGTTCTATTGCCTGACGACATTGGATCATCGGACGCTGGTCTACGATGTGGCGACCGACAAATGGCACGAGCGATCGACCAGCACGGACGGACACGCGCCATGGGCGGCCTGGATGGCGGCGACGGACAACAACTCGCTGCATCTGTTCGGCGATCGTGTCTCAGGGCAACTCTATACGCTCTACATGCAGGCGGCCGACGCGGGCGTGACCGTCATCCGTCAGGCGGTGTTGCCGCCGCTGTGGGCGAAGACGCGGCGGGCGTTTTGCGCGCGGATCGAGATCGAGATGGAGGTGGGCGGCGCGAGCGTCGCGGGGCCGGTCAGCCTGGACTGGTCGGACGATGGCTCGCGAACGTGGAAAACGGCGCGGACTCTGGCGACCGGGGCGACCGGCGAGACACGCAAGCGGGTGTTCACGACGCGACTTGGTTCGTTCAGGCAACGGACATACAGGCTCTCGGTTCACGGACTTTGCAGATTCTACGCTATGGATTCCGATATATCTCCCGGCAACGATTGAGGGAGACGTTTTATTATGCAATATACAGGTATGGCACGCATTAAACCAGGCAGGGCTTTCCTGTATTGTATTAGCAACAGCCTTAATGGGAAAAACTATATTGGAATAGCTAGTGACCCAGAAGAAAGATGGCGTAAGCATAAAGGCTCACTCGGGAATAAGCGTATTCGCCAGAGCATCCATCGTGCGATGTTAAAGCACGGCACGGATGCATTCACGTTTTCAGTGCTGGCAACCTCCCCGACGTGGGCGGATGGACTCGCCACCGAGCGTGTTCTCATCACTCAATATGACACTAAGCGCAACGGTTATAATAGCACTGATGGCGGCGAAGGAATGCACGGCCTTGTTCATAGTGCGGCGACGCGGGAATTGCTTGGCTCGTTGAGCAGGGGCCGGAAGGCCTCCGAAGAAACGCGCAAGAAACTCAGCCAGGCGCGCGCGCGCCGCGTCATCATCCTATCCGCGGAATCGCGAGCGAAGATCAGCGCCACTTTAACCGGCCGCAAGTTACCCCCGTGCACGGAGGCCCGTAAGGCCGCGATAAGCGCCGCGCTAAAAGGCAAAAAGCGCGGCCCTCTGTCAGAGGAACACCGGGCGCTTCTTAGTAAAATAAAGACCGGGAAAAAGAGGCCGCCGATGTCAGATGAGTGGCGTGCGAATATAGCAGCCGCCCAGCGCGGGAAGAAGCGTGGCCCTACATCTGAGGAAGTGTGGGTTAAAAGAGTTGATGGATTGCGAGAGTATTATCGCCGACGCAAAGAGGCACCTCATTCTGACATCGCGCCCGGTGAATCCTGATGGCTGTCATTTTCACGGACGAAGTGGTCGACGCAATTCGTTGCTACTGTGAGGGACAGTTGCGCGATGAGGTGGCGAGGATGCACGTCGTCAAAAGGGACATGGGCGCCCAGATCGGGATTCTGGTCGAACTGCCGGATGGCTGGCGGGTTGGCGCCGTGGCGGTGGCGACCGGGGACGACGACAACGCGGGTCCTGGTCTCGTGGCGGAAATCCGGCGACAGGCGGCGTTGCGACGCGGAGCGATGCACTGATGGCGCTGCAACCGCCATTCTACGATCCGCCGATCGTTGACGACGCGACCGGCCAGCAGCATTCGCAGGCGTGGACGGAGTATCACCAGTCCGTCGCCGATCAACTCGCCTCAACCGCCGCCACCATCGCCGCGAACAAGGGCGTCACGGACGGGTCCGATGCGGTGGCGGGGCAGATCGGCGAGTATCTGACCGCGAGCGGCGGTAGCGTCGGCCTCTCGTCCGGCACGATCGCCGACATCGTGACGCTGGCGCTGACGCCCGGCGACTGGGATGTGGAGGGCAACGTGGTGTTTAATCCGACCGGCGCGGTGACGTTCGTGGCGGCGAGCGTCAATGTCGTCTCGGCCACGTTCGGCGCGCACTCGACGGCGAACGCGGGCACGCTGGGCACGGCGTCGCAACACCGGATTGGCACGGGCGGCTCGACGCGGGTCGTTAGCGATGCCCCGTTGACGGCGTATCTGGTGGCGCAATGCCTGTTCAGCACGGGCGCGATGAACGCGACGGGAATGCTGTGGGCCCGACGTGTTCGATGAGCCGGTTCGTCCAACTCGCTTCGGGCGTTGACGTGGTTCCGGTCATGCTGGAACTGGCCCGCGCTGATCACCTGTGGGACCGCAACCCGGAGCGGCGGCTGTATCCGGGAACTCCGCACTCGGCGATGACTGACATCACGGTAAGATACATGCCCGAGGCGGATATCACGACGGAGACGCGTAGGGCCGAGCACCGCAACGTGTTCTGGCCCGCGTGGCACGCTCTGCCGTCGCTGCGACCGATGGTGTTCGCGCTGATGACGCGGGTGCAGGCGGTGGAACTCGGTAGTATCTTGCTGACAAAGTTGCCTCCGGGAAAAGCGATCGAGCCGCATTCGGACGCGGGGAACTGGGCGCCCTGTTATTATAATTGTAAATGTCATATTACTGTGGCTGGGACTGCACTGGTCCGCTGTGAGGATGACGCCGTGAATATGACAGTCGGCACTATTTGGACATTCGACAACTTATTGGTCCACTCGGTTTCAAATAGCGGAGATTGCGACCGGATCGTTGTCATTGTGAGTATGCGTTGTGAGTAAAGCACCAACAGCCGAGCAGGCACGCGCACGCTTTTTGTATGATCCTGCCACCGGAATTCTTACCCGCAAAGCGTTTACAGATAAGTCAGGGCGGCTGTTCACGAGAGGCGCGGGGCGTCAGGTTACGACCGTAAGTAAGCACGGCAGAGGTTATTTGCATGTCGCATTGTGTGGGCGACCATATCTGGTTCATCGTGTGATTTTCCTAATGCAGACCGGTCGTTGGCCGCGCTTCGATATCGACCATATCAACGGAGATTGCGCCGACAATCGATGGCTAAACCTCCGACCGGCCTCCAGGTCGCAGAATTGCGCCAATCGAGGGGCGGCCCCATCAAACAAAAGCGGGTATAAGGGGGTTTCGCTGTGTGCTGACACCGGGTTATGGCGAG